TAAACTATCTGATAAAGATGAGCCACTGGACGTAGAACCAGTTAATATTCCATACAAAGATGAATTTGAAGCTTTTATTCATCCAGATCAATTAGACCCATACTACTCATTAATCGTAGTAGACAGCGGATGTCTTAGTGGAAATAATTTTAGAAAAATAGAGAAAAAACTTTTAGATTATGGTTTTCCAAGATCACAATTATATTTTACATGCGTGGCCTGTGATCTTAATAGTATTTTCCGCCCAGATTTTTGTCCAATATATTTTAATGGAGATGAACACATGGTTTCGTTTTGGTGGGAAACTAAAACAGATAAATTCAGGAGAGAATAATGAGTTTAGTAAAATTAATTAGCGTAACTCCCGATGCTGAAAAAACTATGGCCTATTGTGCTAGAGTTTCCAATCCTAGTAATCAAGACAACGATAACTATGCTAGACTATTAAAATATTGTATTGATCATCAGCATTGGAGCATATTTGAAATGGCTTTCATGACTCTGGAGATCAATACCACAAGGGGAATTGCTGCTCAAATTCTACGACATAGATCGTTCACTTACCAAGAGTTTTCTCAGAGATATGCCGACACAACATTATTAGCTGAAGATATTCCATTATTTGCACTAAGAAGGCAGGACAATAAGAATAGACAAAATAGTATAGATGATATAGCTGATGAAACAAGAGTTAAGTGGAATACTAAAATTCGTGAGCATTTTGCTAAAAGTAAGGCTCTTTATGATGCTATGATAGCGGACGGTATTGCTAAAGAGTGTGCTAGATTTATTCTACCATTAGCTACGCCCACAAGACTTTATATGAGTGGCAGCGTAAGATCATGGGTCCACTACATTAATCTACGATCTGCTCATGGAACTCAAAAAGAACATATGATGATAGCCAATGAAGCTAAAGAAATTTTTAAAACTCAATTCCCTATTATATCGGAGGCTTTAGGATGGTAGAAAAAGAATTTACTGTAACTGGACAACTTAAAGAGACAAATGGAACAGACAAACAGATGTTAATTTTACATCGTTCTTTTTTTACTTCATCCAAAGAAGAAGCTATCAAAAATTTTCATGATTATTTTGAGCCAAAACTAAAAGTTGTCAAGATTTTTTCTGTGGTAGACGATAAAGGAATTTTAGCTTAATGGATACCAAACTAGACTTCACACTAAAAGTAGTAAAAGAATTACTATCTCACAAGTTTTCTGTCAAGCTATTAAATGTGGACAACATTGATGGTTATGGTGGATGGTTTGGAACAGATGAATGTGAAGAAGAATTTGTGGTAGCTATGAAACACCATATGGGTTTTGAGATATTTATTCATGAATACTGTCATTTCTTACAGTGGAAGCATGATCGTAAATTGTGGGACAAATCCATGATAACTTATGATCTGTTATTTGATTGGATAGAAAATAAATTTTTAGATGTGACTAATGAGGCTTTAGATGCTAGTTTACATGATATTCTAGAAATAGAACATGATTGTGAAAAAAGAGTTCTAAAATTAGTAGCAAATAATCCTATAGAAAATTTTGATACTGATAAATATATCCGGGCAGTTAATGCTTATTTGTGGAGTTATCATTTAAATAGAGAACTAAGAAAAAGACCAAAAAATCCCATATATTCTCCAAGAGTCTTAGAACATATGCCTAATATTTTTCATAAAGATTTCAACTATTACTTAGATAAGAATAACTTAACACCATCTATGAAACAAACTTTATTGGCCGAATACTAAAAATGCTCAAGTTGGTATTGACAAACTGACGATAAAGGATATAATCCGTTCACAGGAGCATTTTATGAATAGATTGGGTCTTTGTTGTATTTCTCTCAAACTTAAAGAGCAAGGTTTTGGTCATCAAACCATGACTTTTAAGCGATTTAATTCTTTGCCCAGAGAAGAAGCGTTGGAAATTCTTGGATCTAGAATCCAAAATAATCTAATGGTTACAGATAAAACCATACAGTTTTGTGCGGAAAATAATTATGTTTACCGTGTTAGTAGCGATATTTTTCCGCTAATTACTTATAACGAAGCAAATGTTAATCTAGAGGATTTACCAAACTATGAAGCTATTCAAGATGAGTTTGATAATATCGCACAGAGTATCTCCTCTACTAATGTTCGCGTTTCTGCTCATCCTAGTGAATTTAACAGTTTGTCAAGTCTCAGCGAAAAAGTTGTTGAGAAAACAATCACAGAACTCAACTTCTACAGCAGTTTCTTTGATAGAATTGGACTTCCAACAGATACTAGATCGCCCATGAATCTTCATGTACATAACAATAATGGTACAAGAGAAGAGATTTCCCATAGATTTTATGCAAACTTTAAAAAACTAGACGAAAATTGTCAAGCTAGACTAACGATTGAAAATGATGATAAGCTAAACTGCTGGAGCGTTAAAGAATTAGTGGATATTTTTCATCCAATAACTCGTATTCCAATCTGTTTTGATTACTTGCATCATAAGTGTCATCCTAATAATCTCACAGAACGTGAAGCGATTAATATGTGTTATGATACTTGGCAAACCAGATGCCTATTTCATTATAGTGAAAGTAGGGTAGGTAATAATCCTCGCGCTCATGCTGATTATCCTAAAAATACTTTTGATAATCATGGTCTAGAATTTGATGTTGATATGGAACTTAAAGCTAAAGATTTGGCAATAGCAGAATATAATGAACTTTTAACTACACTTTCTTAATAAGGATATAATTATGCCCCAGATTGGCGCTATTGTAATTAATGATACTATTAATGTTCAAGCTATGATCAACTTGCTCAAGGCAGACCCTAGAATTACTATGGGGAAGGAAACTATTGCAGAAGATGGTTCTCGTTATATACCAATAGAAAAGAATACATAATTATGAGTGGCTGGCTAATAGCAACAGTGGGTTTTGTTTATGCTTATGTAAGTTTTGAACAGTTCTGTAAAGGAAATATAGGACTAGGACTTGCTTATGCTGGTTATAGCTTTGCTAATATAGGATTATTTCTATTAGCCACCAAATGAGTTAAAGTTTGGTATGCCCTATTGACGATTCTGTTTAGAGTGGTATACTACAACCACACTAACGGAGAGTTTATGAAAATTATTGAGAAAACCATTAAGAAAGCATACAATCATTGGAATCCTAATTCTTTAATTCGTTGTTATCATTACTGTGCTGCTTTTGAAGGTAAGAAAATGATAGGATTTGCCCAAAACAATCCTATTAAGATGACCAGAAAAGCGCACAGAATTGGTCAGCAGTTTAATATTCCAACTTATGTAGAGTATTCTTATCCTCATGCTGAAAGTTTACTTGTTGCAAAACTATTGGGTAGATATAACTATGTTGATCCTTCGTGGAAGTTTGTTGTAATGAGAATTAATAGGGTGGGAAAGATTCTATTGAGCAAGCCTTGTGAGAATTGTCAAAAAATTCTTGATGCTCTGAATATTGATAATTTTTATTATAGTAATGATGATGGCGACTTTATTAGTAATGATGGATCAATTTGTCGTAGCAAAACTAGCAAGATTGATTTGATTCTAGCATAATGAGGAACATATGAACTGTATTTATTGTAAAAATTGTGTTGGTGTAGATCGTTATGAGTTTCTTGTTGAAACCAATAGGAATATAGTTTGTAAAGAATGTAGCGTTGAGGATCGTGCTGTGGGGTACATGGACTTCAATCACAAAACAGCACCACAACTTGTTATGGTTCCAAGTAACGCTAAAGAAACTATTCGTATTTTAGATAGAGCTAACAGGAGAAGCAGATGAATAAAATGACTTGGCTTGATCTTTATACTTTTCTATATGAAAGAGCCAACAATATACAAGCTGTTGGAACTTTTGAGTGGAATACTCCCGTATTAATTCATGATGCGAATACTGGTGACGAGTTTGTTTGTGATACTTATTATGTTAGTGACAGTCGTGAAAAAGATAGATTGGTACTTATTACTAATATTGAAAAGATTTTTGAGGAGAACTCTTAATGGATTTTGAAATTGAAAAACTACTATTTCAGCAAGTAGATAAGCCCAAGAATCATTTAATGACTAAAATTATCAATGTTTTTCATGATTATTATAGAATTAATGTTTATACAGAAATTGAGGAGGATGGTCTAATTAAGCGGAAAATATCTCAAAGCTATCTAGCCACCTTTAGAAATAATGTATTGAATATTATTCCTGAAAATGACAAAAGGCCAGACGATCTGAAAAAGAAACGATAAAATAAAAATTTTTGAATCGTCTAAAGATAGCCCCTTGACAGTGCCGATAACTGTGTTATGCTTAGAGCGTAACGACAACACTTTAGGAGATATGAAACATGGCTAAGGGTCAAAAAATTTGCTCTAATCCTGCTTGTGGAAAGCCTTCTGGACCGAGGGCATTTGTTTGTAAATATTGCAATACGCAATTTGTATTTAAGGCTCAGAGTAAGGAAAAGAAGAACACGAAGATTATTCGTGATGTTAATTGGCGTGAACTAATTAAGGGTGATAGAATTAAGGTTGCCGGTGGTCCCTATTTTATGCACAGGGGTGAGTTTGTTCCTATGGGTTATCGTGGCAGATTTATCGTAGAGAGTGTTGATAAGAATGGTATCCTTGCTTGGGGACTTGACAAGCATAACGGTTTCTGTCATATTTACATGGGTGGGGATTTTCAAAACAAGGAAACTCAAGTTTGGAAAACCAAACATAAACTTATGAAACTTAAAACTAAGGAAGAAGTATCGTGAGTCTGTCACAAGACCAAAAGCATCAATTGAATAAACTAATGGACTATAGGGATGCTATATCTAGTAGTATGTTTCATATTGAGCGTATTCTTAAATATCATTTTCCAGAAGAATTTAATTTGGCATATCAACACTATATTCCTCAAATATTAACCGCTTTATATGAAGATAAAAAATGGCTTAGTCGCGGAGGATATAGTTTACAGGACACTATTAATAAGTTGATGGATCAGGCTAAAGACGATAATAGCGGAACAACCACTAGAAAATTTATTTGATTGGGGTATAAATATGAATGACATTTATAGTGTTAGCGATCTGAATAAGTATGCCGAAAGCATTAGGAAAAATGCTGCTCTGTCTTTTACAGAAAGCTATGATGAAAATCTGGATGATTTTATCAGTATTCCTCAGATGAAAAATCTTATCACTACTAATGCTATTGGAACAGATGAAGATGGTAATCTTTTGATTGATGAGGCTAGTTATAATAAAACTTTTGATGAGGTTAGTATTTGGCTGCATAATGTAGGACTTGCTAAACTTGCTGCTGCTGGGAGGGTGGAGTGTGCTTGGGATAGCAAACTTAACGAGATGACATTTTGGCTACCATCAAGTGAACTTACTTTAAAGAGCGAAGATGATGAACCAAAACCAAAAAGAAAATCTACTAGAAGAAATAAGAAAACTAAGGATTGATCTAGAAGAACTAAAAGAGTATGTATATTCAGATTTTTGCCAACAATGTTTAGATATGAAGGAAAAGATTAAACAATACGAAAATAAAATAAGCGTTTTGCAATCTCTCTTGACAAAACTAGACTGAGGGTTAAAATATATTCCACACGGGGCGTTCATCTAATGGTCTAAGATGTCACTCTTATAAGGTGAACAAGAAAGTTCGATTCTTTCACGCCCTATTTTTTAAAACTCTTAGTATCAATGAGGTATTATGTCAAAAAAAGAAAACACACAAATCAAAAATTTTATTATTGTATTAGTTTTGGCTGTATTGCTAGTATCAATATCATTTAATATTTTATATCTAAATAGTATTTATTTTTTGACCCATGAAGTCAATCAACTTAAAAATACTATGACTCCAGTATCAGCACAAGAATTTGACATAATGAAAAAAGAAATTAATAGACTATCTAATCAAAAATACGACAAATGATTTCTTATATTTTATCAAATAGACAATGGGTATTTAGGGTATCTTTTAAGCCTAGAAGATGTTATATTTCTGATAAAAATTTGTGGCTGCATTTAGCATATCGTGGACGTAAAAGAATTTGGAGTATTATAGATAATGGATATACGTTAAATGACGATATTTGGATCAGTAAAGAAGTTTATGAAAATTATATAGGGGGCGTAACGGTATCGACTGGATAAAGAAGATTATATTAGCAAGTAGTAGTTGATCTGGTGGCTACTTTAAAACCAGATTAAACGCTTAACTGGCGTAAATCAGTTAGCCCTTGCTGCTTAATAAATAGTAGCAACAATCTTAGGAAGCGATGCGGGGAGCGTCCAAAAGATTGTCGTAAAATCCTGCTGGATCAGAGTGGTCAACTTACTTTGATTGAGAATAATAGGTTGAAAAGTCTAATTAAAATTTTGTTCGTTAAAGTTTAATTAGTCTGATAAATAATGAAATAAACTTGTAGAAGATGTAATTAGAAATATCGCAGCAAATGGGTTCGACTCCCATCGCA